GATGGGATCCAGACTTTCCTTACTGTACTTGTTTCGATATTGTCTCATCACACCCTCAATTAGGGTATGAAAGTTCAAAAACACGAATGCCAGTGTATGCGGATGCCAATTTATTTCAATGTGAACAGGTCTCTTGCTAGTACCGGTTGTTTGAGCCAACTAGGAACTAGCTTACCAAGCCATACTGCGTTCTCGGGAAAATGTGACGTGAGAGATAAAAGGCTCACGTATGGGGGTCGAATCACACCGCCCCGCAATGTACAATAGAGCTGTATGCCAGTTCCAGCATAGGAGCAATACTAAACTTTGGTGCCGATGACGAGAGTCGAACTCGTATGCTTTCGCGGGACGCTTTGAGTGTCCTGTGTATGCCATTCCACCACATCGGCCTTGCTAAACTTTTGGTGCGCGAAACGAGAGTCGAACTCGTAGTTGCCCTTTCGGGACGGCAGATTCTGAGTCTGCTGTGTCTTCCAATTCCACCACTCGCGCATACTTTGTAAAACTTTGAACGACTGAGTTACTTATCGCCTTAGCGTCAATTCGCCTGCCACAGCTTTCACTCAATCACACGGGGTTCTGCGTGCAATCGTCTCACGATAGTAAGTTCAAACTTGGTGCCCGGAGGGGGACTCGAACCCCCACGTCTTGCGACAACAGATTCTAAGTCTGCCGCGTCTACCAATTTCGCCATCCGGGCGTAAAAAGCTAAAAACCGTACAGCAGGAAAAGCTAATTACCGCTCAGTCCGCTGCGACTTGGGAAGGTCGTTGCCCCATCCACGCTGGATGTCCGAAGCTTCCTGCTTCATGTACTGCTCGGCTACTTCCCACTGACCGCTCTCAGGTTCGTCCTTGAGCGTAACAACGGAGCCCTTCTTCACTCGCGGGTCTACGTTGAGCCAAGCTACCTGTTGCGCGTTCCCTTGTACCAACAGCGTTTGAACGACTTGCATTATACTCTTCCTCGTTTCCAACTACCCACAAGGTACGTGGACAGGTCTGATTGCTTCACCTTCATATTTGTAACACCGTCTGTTACCCAACAAGTCCCATGTTGCGAGTTCTTTTCACCAACTCTCAAGCTTGCTGCCAACGCCATCTTGGCTTTGGTTTCAGATGTATGCTTACGTCCTGACCAGATGCCTATGAACTGGGGGGCAACTCCGTACCCCTTTTTCCTTCTACCTTCAACCATCTTCATATAGTGGTTGGGGTCTCTTTTACTTTTACTTCCGTGAGACATTTTCGCTGCCCTTGAATAATCTGCTTTGCCTTCCCGGTTTATCCAATCAAACCCCCCACTTCCACCTTGTCTCAGGTTGTAGCAAAGCGAATCTTGCCGGTACGTTTCAATTAGTTCAAACTCCTTAGCGAAAGCCTCCTCTGGATTGTCAAAGATGAAGCAGAGATTCTTGATGAACGCTGGCTCACCGTACTTTATTATTGCGCGTTTCAAAATCTTACCCGACCCAAGGTACCCATCGTAGGGGTCTTTGGTCTTATGGACGCCGAAGTAGTACCTCCCGTTCACCAGATTCTGTGTTCGATACACTGTGAAAAATGTCATGAACCTACCGACCTCCAAGAGATACCTCTACTTAAAGAGGTCGGTAGTCACGAAAGTGCAAGTAGAGGGAGTCGAACCCCCAGCGGCTTTTTAGGGCAACGAGTTTACAGCCCGGTGCGACCAACCGATAGTCGCCTTACTTGCGTATTCAATTTTGGTGGGCAGAGGAGGATTTGAACCTCCGAATCCACTAGGGAAGCTGGGTTACAGCCAGCCCGTTTTAGCCACTCACGCATCTGCCCAAAACTAAAAGCCACCCTTTCGGGCGGCTTCGTGTATCCTTGAACCTTGCTCTTGTTAGGAGGGTCTGTCGGACAGCACGAGGCCGCTGCTAAGCAGGTAATACAAGCTTAGTCCGAGGGTCGTGTTGTGTGAGAGACGGTTCATTTTCAATTCCTTTTGTCTTGCCCCGGCCATGTGCGTGTGCAGAGATGGCTCCGGCAGCGACTTCTTATACATAATACTACGAAGTTCGAGAAAGTAAACACTTATTTTGAATTTCTTTCGTTAGCCTTTGCCGAGGGTCTTCAACATGTCCCAAGTCATACGGCAAGCAGCCCACGCATAACCGATGCAGAACTTCAGTTTCTTTATCATACACGACCTCCCTCTGCGAGTTCAAGCATCGGGTACTGTACCTTCAGCTTGTCGAACGCAGCCTTCAAGTGAATACCTTCCTTGTCCGTAACAATCAATACGGAGTTCATGCGGGGTACCATCACACACATTTCAGCAGTGATGTCATGATGAGCGAAGACCTCCGCCATAATCTTCCGGGCGAACAGAACCTCTTGCAGAATCTCACCCCCCGATTTCGAAATGAATGGGTATGCGATACCCTCCACTGTAAACCCAGTGAGGCTGAACCTAGCCATCTCCGGCGTCGTGCCCGGTGCCCAGTGGATGTAGAAGGGGCTGAGGTTGGGCAAGGTCTTGAGATACTTGTCGCCACCGATTCCAATCATGGAGATGTTGCGAGAGTCGGCGAACGCTGGCGTCGAACCCATGGGGCTGATGCGGAAGCTTACCTGCGGAGTGAACTGCGAGATAATCTTCAGACCCTTGAGCGTGCTCAGCAGGTTGTTGTAACGCTTCTCCTCATCGGTCGTAGCGTTCTTCACCATCTTGACTTTGGGCTCGAAGGGGTTCAGCTTCGCATCCTTCGGCCACGACTCCTTGAGAGCGTCCATCTCCTTCATGGCACCCTCAGTGTAGTAAGACATGCCAGCGTACGACTGAAGGTTGAGGAGAACCTGAGTGAACAGATTGTAATCGAGAAGATGGTAGAGCTTGCGACAGACGAACAACCGGTCGTAGCCTGTAGGCTCACACTTGACCTCAGGGCCGGTCGCATACCAGCAGTCACGAAAGAGTTTATAGAGAAGGGTAGAACCGTGCATGGTTCTGTCAAACTCTACATGAGAAAACTGTTTGGAGAACTCCGCCTTCATACTGTCTTCAGATAAGAAGAGCCGGTGGATTTCACCTGAAAAGGTGTCTGCTACCCTTTGATATGTTACATTCATTTCATTTGACTCCATGGTGTTTCACTCCCCACCCCCCGAGGATGTCTACGATGTGAAGGAACAGTTTAGTATCCCGTGCCACTCGGTCGTAGGCTGTAACTAAAACCTTACCGAACTCCCCACATTTACCAGCTAATAGTAGGGTGTTTAGCCCCTCTCGTATGGAATTAGAGCCGTGGATAGAGTCTGAGTATTCTCCTACCACCAATAACCCTTTGTGGGCAGCATATTTACGTAGAGCCAGTAATTGGTTCTCCAGACTCTGTGTTTTAGTAGACACTCTTGCGTAGAGCACCGCCTTAGTTTTAAGTGGCTCAGGTGTCGGGATTCTACTAGGAACCTCGTCAAGATGGTTCAACTGAGCACTCAACGAGACGGTATTTGGAGAAGGAAACTTTTCAGCCATCCGAGCACGCATCAACTCCTGTTCCTTCTCTAAGGAGAAGGTGAGTTCTGTGCTCTCTTTTTTAGGTCTACCCGTCCCCATCGTCATTCCTCTTCGCTCTCTTCCTCTTCCTCATGCTCCGGTGACTTTAGATATAGGTCGTCGTAAGATGACGGGAGTGTGATGTCGTCATACTTAGGAAGCAGCCGAGTGAATCCAGAAGGCTCCCGGATAAGATTAGGTTCGAAGATGCGAGGCTTGATCCTGTAGCCGATATTGATAGACCGGTCTTCCTCGTTGTAGCCGAGAAGGATTTCGTACTCATCCCTGAACCTCATCGACAAGTGACGAGCAAGGTTCATGCAATCGGACGTGATGGCAGAGATAGTGGCGTCACATACCTTAGCACCGACGTACTGCTCCAGCATCGGCTTGACCATCCGGTAGTATTCAGCTTCGACCTCAGCCTCTTCCCGTGCCTGTCGAAGGTCGTACTCTTTCAATACTGCTTCGTACTCTTCACGCGGGGTCATTCTCTTCCTCCGCGTACTCTTCCTCCCGGTAGGCTTCAACAATCTCCTTCACCAGCGGGTGACGAACAATGTCTTCGTCCTCGAAATACTGGAAGTGAATCTTGAGTACCCGTTCGAGTACCTTCTCGGCATGAATGATGCCGCTGTCGAACTTGGGCCTGATGTCAATCTGCGTGTCGTCACCATTGATGACAAACTTGGAGCCCTCACCCATACGAGTTAAAATCATCTTCATCTGCTCACGAGTGGTGTTCTGAGCTTCATCTACAATCACGAAGCAGTTGTTCAATGTACGACCTCGCAGAAACGCCACCGCAGCCACTTCAATGACGCCATCTTCTAGATACTTGTTCACCAGTGGGGAAGGCATCAGAGCATAAAGAGCATCGTAGATGGGGCGGAGATACGGGTCAACCTTCTCCTGCATGGAGCCGGGGAGGAAGCCGAGACTCTCACCCGCTTCAACCGCAGGGCGGATGAGCACGAGGCGGTTGTTCTTCTTCGCCAGCCACTGCACCGCCTTGGCGACGGCGAGGAACGTCTTTCCTGTCCCCGCAGGTCCAATACCAAACACCATATCATGCTTGTCGATGGCATCGAGGTATGCCTTCTGGTTCACTGAGCGTGGAATGACCTTTAGAGTCGCCAGCTTTGCACTCGGATGATAAGGAGCCTCGGGCTCCATCTCTCTCTTCCATGGAATCGTCGCCGACTCTTTCGTTGCACGTGTCTTGGTAGTCTTAGCAGCTTTGATTTTCTTGCTGTAGTTATTGCCCATGAGTTACCGCGTTCTCCAGATACGTGCCTTACCGTCAAGTACCTTGTCCATGTGAACCAGCTTGTGCTGCTGGTTACGCTTCATACCCCATACGGCCAGTTCAATATGACCAACTCTACCTATCTCGTTCTCGTCAATGAGAGTAGAGTCCCCGACCTTCATTTGCAGAAGGTCAGGGATGCGGATGTGGAGTTCCGCTTCAGTCGATTCTGGAATGGGGATGCCATGTTCAATCATGCAGTGGCCTTCTTCTCAAGCTGCTCCATCTTCTCTTCGGAGTCGATGACCATCTTGGCCGGTTCTCCACTCTCGTAGGCACCTACAATGTAGGTAGAGCTAGGGGTGGAAATGTCAGCGGCTGTAGGAGAGTCGAAGGAGTCCAACTCGGTTGCCAACTGCTCACCCAGTTTGGTGACAGGCTCCGGCTCAACGCGAAGAGTCTGCACGTCGCCAGTAACGTCCATGGACACGGGGGAGCCTTGATAAGTGAAGTTGGAGTCTACTTGAGTGAGTACAGTTCCTTCAAGCTCAGAGAAGGGGACGGCGATAACATCGTCCGGGTCTACTCCATACCGCTGCTTGATAAACTCATCCCGCGTCGGGCCGTCTGCGTTGGGCACGAAGGTAACCTTGTTGCAAGGTTCGAACAAGGGGTCGTTCACCGTGGAGCTTCCAGCTATTTTCATAGTCATAGTTGTTCCTTCCTATATTCCATAATACTGTCTGCCAAAATTTTCTTTCTATCCAAATACAATTTGGTTTCAGCGTAAAGTACCCTAGCTACTTTAGCTGCTTTGCGTGAATAGTAGACTGCTGTGGACATCTTATATTGGGTACCCACAGTACCCTCTATACCACAAAAGTCTTGAAAAGACTCTATTGTGGCTCTAGTCCCAATCAAACCAATGTGGGGTCGTCCATTCCCCGAGTTGTATCCCAGCCACCCATCACCGTCTATCACCCCCCGCCAGAAATCCCGATTATTTTCTAGTGAGGGGCTGACAGTCGCTGTCAGACTCTTACGTTCAGTTATTCCTAACGATAGCAGGTCAGACACCAACCGTTGACTGGTAACTTCAAATCTCGCCGCAGCCCCTTTATGACTAACCTTTACCCCCGCCTCTGCTTGAAGAAATTCTCTAAATTTTTCAACGTGTTCCCTGTCCTCAATCCCGAGTTCGAGAATCACCTTTGGGTAACGTCCCAAATGGAAGTCCGAGTTCGAGAATCACCTTTGGGTAACGTCCCAAATGGAAGTGGATACACCCATCTGCAAGAAGAAATCCCGCCCAATACGCAGAGGTGGGGGTGATGCAACTAAAAGCGGTTTCATTATGAATTGGTAGCCGAAAGTCGGCTCTAGCTGATAAGCCGGTTCGCTTAAGCAAATTGGATACTGTCTGAGGACTTATGCTAAAGTCCCGACCTACCTGCTTACATGAAGCCCCTTGGCTGTAGGCTTCAACGACTGCGGCTTGCTTTTCTTTGGATAATCTCATCTATAGACCTCAATAAAGAGTCCCATAGTTCATTTTCTTGATACCCATCCAGTTTGAATTTCCACTTACCCTCAACCAAAACAGCGACCGCCACTACCAACTGAAAAAGGGAGCCATCATCTCGCCCTTCAATCTCAGCTTGTTTGGCATAGTTAATTGCGTCCAGAACCTCTTGTCCTAAATCGGTAAGGACATCACGGCCATTGAACGCTTTCAGGCGGCTTCCATACTTCTGCTCACCTAAGGCCACACGAGCTTCGATGTCCTCGCAGATAGAGTTAAACCCCATCTGACGCAGGTTAGCAGTGACAGCATGGGCAACATCTATATCACCTGATATGGGAAGGGGTTGAATCTGCGTGGCAACATTGGATTGAACAGCGATAGAATAGTTATCTGGTTTAGGTTGGTCTAGGGACATCAAATCCTCCAGACACTAATACCAGCGATTTTAGGTGTTACGATACCACTCCGGGTCAACCTTTTCGAGTGCAGCACCCAGCTTACTTGGGAATACTACAGCGTGCTCTTCCTCTCCACCCCATATCGGTGAATTAAGGGTGTCATGGTTAAGGGTTAAGTCGATTACAGCTTTGTAGAAAGCTTCCAGCTTGGCGATACGTGCTTCCTCTTTTTCGTCAGCCATGATAGCCATTACTCTCTCCCATTCCATGACAATGCCCAAATAAGGAACTTATCGCCAAACAGCAAACTCAAACCCTTGGATACAACATTACCTGTGGTGGGGACGGTGGGAACACATCAACCAGTAGAACGCTGGAGTGGAATAAACACATAAGTGATGCGCTAAAAGGGAAGCCCAAGACGGCTGAACATCGGGCTAATCTATGCGGACCTAGACCCCGCATCTTAGGAAGCGGAAATCCTTTCTATGGTAAAACTCACACGGATAAAGCAAAGAAGAAAATAGCCAAGCGACCCTACGCCAAGGGAGACAGCCATCACTTTTATGGGAAGCCCACTACTACCTCATTCAAAGCGGGAAACGAACACCCACGTGCCACCCCTATCACCATTAACGGGGTGGAATACGGCTCCCTTTCTCTCGCAGCACAAGCCCTAAACATGACCCGTCCCAAACTTCAACGGTGGGTTCGGGCGGGAAAGCCTATTCCACCCTCCCCAAACCCTTAAGGGTCTCTTGGTACTCCAACCACGCTGGCAATTTCCGTACCATCTTTGCCTTGACTTCTTCGATACTAACCGGGTAGAAATCCCAAACATCCACTCCAACATCAAAAGAAAGAGTGTGGTCTTCAGGGAGCATTCCATGTGAATGTCCATAGAGCATGAATGCCCCTCTGAAACTATTGTGCCACACTTTCATGGCGTAGTGGCAAAGAACAATAAGCTGACGCTTATCCCCTTCAAAGTAAGGGCTCCCGAGGCTGAGTTCTTCAAGCTGCCTGTACCAGATGAACGCCCCCTTCTTGGCAAGCTTAGTTGCAATCTGGTCGTGATTACCCTCAAACTGATACCGCTGACCAATAAGCCGCTTGCGATAAGCCATCGCTCTCTCTTCAGTGGTCTTAACCGCGAAGTCACCAAGGTCGTACACAAGGTCACCGGGTCTTACCCGCTCGTTGTTCCGAGCAATGATGGTTTCATTCATCTCATCCACAGTAGAGAACATAGGTCGGGGAATGGTGGCTCCGGGGAGGAGCACACCATTCTCATCGACCTTACCCTTCACCATGAACTGGTGGTCAAAGTGCAAATCTGATGTGAAGAAGATGTTAGGGTAGCCCTTTAAAATTTCCATACTCAACATGTTACATGTATGGAAACTCCAGAGTCAACCCTTTAGTATGGCAACTCAAATGGGGGCGGAGCATCGGCGGTCTCTTCAATCAGAGCCTTGTCAGCTTCGGCGTCCATAGCCGCCTTGCGCTGGTTCTTCCATGCTGCGAAGCCGGAAGTATGAACAAAATAGATGACGTTGGAAGCACGAGGGGCAGGGACGACGTGGATAGGCTGGGGCATGTGATTCTCCCTTCATTTGCGTACATGCACTTTGCACACCTCTGGTTATACCCCTATGTGCGGCGTCGCACTGATCTGTTTTGCTCTTACGAGGCGGATTTCTTCCTCTTATTATTAGGTTCAGCCACCGGAGCCGGGAGAGCCTTCGGCTTCACAACCACAGCCTTGGGGGGCGTATGAAGGCGAATGAGGGCGTTCTTCTCCTCACTGAAATCGTTCTTGCCATTCGGTGTGGTATAGTAGGTGACCCCTTCAACCGTAACTAGCTCGTAAACCGGGGTGAGCGCGAGGTATTCTAGTTCGCTCACTGCATTTCCTTGATGATTCCCTTGATGGTCTCAAACGCAAGCTCGAACGTAGGTACGCGGTAATCGCAGTGCTCAGCAAGCCAAGGGGAGGGGAATTCGTCGGCGTTGACCACGACCACCCACTTGTCCAGATTCTCGTAGGCGTCGAACATCTCCATGGCCGTGCCGTAGCTGGGCTTGGGTGAGTAGACCAATAGGATGTCGGCGGAACGGTAGTCGGTCTTGTCGCCCTTCACAATCAGGTGGCGGATGTGGGGGCTCATCTCCTGCCCACGATAGTCACGACGCATAGGGTCGAGGACGCGAATGGGGCCAATCTCTTCACTGTTGTGGTTGAAATACTTCTTGGCCGCTGCACGCCAGTCCTTACACTCTTCATCGGTGCAACTGTTGATAGGACCTGCCAAGTATATGATTTTTACGTTATGTGCGAGAATCATTAGTCACTTCCTCTTTCTCTACGTAGCATACGCAGATGATGCAATCGCATCGCCTACAGTACCCAATCCCCTTGTGAGGGCACACTGTCGATACAAACTCGTCGTTGAACACGTCGCCACATTTATCACAGCTAACAATCATCGTTACACTCCTAATTTTTCTGCTGCGTCTTCATCGAATTCAAAATAGTTTTCGAACAACTCTTCTCCGGGGTGGATGTCACGAACCGCTATGTCTACATCCGGCTCCGCAAGGGTCATCAGGTTAGGCGTATCCGAATGGTTGAAGTACCTTGCGTCATCCGCCGATACGACGTAACCCCCCACCCCATAAAGCCGAATAGTGGCGAACGGTCGAACGTGCCGGTTCCGGCAATTCGTCCACCAATTCCTTGGGGATGCGGTGGTCTACTCCTTCTCGGAACTCCCATATGACCGTGCCCTTGGGAATGAATTCAGCAGCGAACAACCCCAGCCCATGGACTGTGCTTGGCCCAAGTTGTGTCTTGACTAGAATCATGCCGCGCCTTCGCAATAGCTACAGTCGTTACTTACAATACCCCGATTAGTATGCCATCGAACATGATTGACCCTAATAATATTGCGAGATGACGTGTGGTCTGTCTTTTCTCGTTCTAAACGTTTCTGACTAATAAAATTACGGGTAGTTTCTTTCTGGCTCCGACCATACATTGGATTATTTGACCCCTGAGCATTTTGAGACCGAACTTGACGTAACGTGTCTGATGTGGGTCTCCCCCTAGCCTTCATGGAAATTTTTTGTTTAGTCGCATCTGACAGCGTTCTGCCCACACAGTATTTGTTGCCTTTATGTGCAGCCCCTATCTTCTTTCGAGTGGCGTCACTAGGAGATACACCTTTGTTCCACGAGGGGACGCCTAGTTTGGACTTACGCAATTTATCTTTGGTTTCTGCTGAATGCCTAAATCCAGTGGTACCCTCACCCCCATCTGTGAGATTATAGCCAAGGGTTGTATCGTTAGTATGATACCTTTGGATAAAGTACCTCTCTTGTTCGGCTAACTCTTCTTCAGAGGATGCCCCATGGGATAAGGGTACAACCAAAAAAGCCCCTACACCGTACTTACGTATTGCTGCATGAAGGTAGTATTTACTCCCCCGTTTAGCCGCAGCTAGATGCTCCGACCACCTACGTGCTACATATTTTACGGTCTTTCCTACATACTGCTTCCCGTTGACTCTGTTGTAAACCATGTAAACTATCATGAATAAAGACCTCTATTATAGTTCACATAGTTCAGTAATCAAGGAACGCAGCTTCGGTTCATCGGCTGGGCAGAGAGCGTTGATGACTTCTCGTGGGTCGGTTGACTCGATGTCCCCAACCTGCTCGTCCATGGCGATGAAGAACTCTTTCAGTTCGTCCGACTTCACCACGTCAACGACTTCCTTGTCCGCCGTCTTGAACGCAATGTTCAGAGGGCTGACCGGGATTTCCTTTTCCTTATATCTAATACCGTCTTCAGCGAAAGACAGAATGGTCGCCACGACAGGTCGCGTCACTTCATCGTAATCATATGCAGCACGAGCGAGTGAGCCAAGGTTAACGTGTGTTATTCCTCCGACTTCAACCGTCTCGTGACGAGAGTGGTCGTGTCCCCACAGCATGAAGTCATAGTCTAGGTGCTCAATCTGGTTGTAGCCAATCGCTTCACCAAACATACCACCACCATTCCCCGGCTCACCATACGAGTGGACAATCGCGATGCGATGCTGAACGCCATCTGGCCGAGGCCCTGTGGCGAGGAGCCGCTGAAGAGTCTCGGCACCATGCTCATAGGGGAACGTCTCCACCAGCACGTTGACTGTCTCTGCCTCGTTGACGAATAGGACAGGCTCATCGTTCAGATTGTGGCAAGCTTTAGCTGCAAATAGCAAACCGATGGGTTGGGTGGGAATCGTATCCATTCTGTCGAATGAAAGGTCGTGATTTCCAATGGCAGTGTAAACCGGAAACTCTCTCAACAAATGCAACAGAGGGAAAAGAAGGCTGAACCCATTGGCGGGGGACTTAGGGTTCTTGACGTGGAATATGTCACCCCCGCAAAGAGCCACACCCTTGAGCTTCAAGGTAAGGTCGCGGATGAATGCTATCTTGGCGAGGATGGAGGACTGGTAATCGTCCTGCCTACGACCGGGCGGCTTCGTGGAGAGATGCCAGTCAGTGCTGTAGACGAAATTTACTCTATCGTGTTGTAGCTTGACTATCTTCACGTATGTTTTTCCACCATTCGTTCACGTACTCTTTATCCTCATACTGAGGATTGTTGGTGAACTTCAAATCGTAAATCTTCTTCATCACCTGATGGCTCACAATATGACCACCGATGACGTTGGCAGAGGAACCGGGAGGGGTGTTTGGCTCATACCAGTGAGTCTCACTCTCTCGCTTGGTGAGCACCCGGTCTTTCGGCTTCTGAGGTTCTGCCCAGAACGTACGGTACGGGTCAAACGTATCATCGTAGGGGCCTATCTGGCTGGCTCCGCACTGCATACAGTGGAATGGGCCACACTGTACCATGCCCACGCCTACATCACAGAAATCAGCATCACACACTGAGTCGCAGTAAGGGCAGTTGTCCGTGAATTCTCCGGTGTAGCTCATAACAGTTCGACTCCTGATTGCCATCCAATCCGTTTCAGATTGATGGCAGCGGTTCTAACCCGCGAGTACATCTCGTCGGCCACCGGGCACGTGCCAATTTCTACATCCTCAGAACATTCGGTACACTTCTTCAGATGAGCGGCCAACTCAAGGTCAACCTTGAGGGCTGCTTCAATCAGTTCGAGTTGGGTGGAAGTTGGAACCCGCATGTGACCATGATGACGCATCGCTCACCCCGCAAGTATGTCCGTGACCACGTAATCACCATCACCCAGCGGCTTGACATACTTCACCGGCAAGCCGAGTTCTACGGCGATACCAATCTCCGCAGTGACACCCTTGGACTGCTGCCAGCCATCGAGCATGAGAACCCAGCACTCATTGCAGCGAGAGAGCATCGTCTCATCGAACTGCTTCCAGAACTCCCAGTGACCGGGGAGCTTGCAGACGGTTGCAATCGGGTGGGTGTGGCAGATGGGGGAGTAGAAGGACTTGTCCAAATACTTGTTCATCAAATAA